TCCGTCTCCGGCGGATCAAACGGCTCCAGAGAACTCATCACCAAAGCCCGCCCCTTATAGTCCACATCCACCGGCACACTCAATAAACTCACATCCAGCCCATACACCGGCGGCCCACCAATCGCCGGCTCCTCTTTCCCGCCCGATTTTCGTGTTTCGTAAACCGCCTTTAAATCATAATCCGCGAGCCCCCCCAGCGGCGCTTCCCGCTTCACCGCCCGCGAAGACACCGATCGGCAAATCATGCTCGCGTCGATCGCCTCGCCCTGCATCGACCGATACACCACACCCCGATGCACTCCCGCTCGATCCCGCAAAAGCACCCGAGCATCCAACGCCGACCGCGCCACCACACGGAAATTCCGGGCGGTCGACGTTTTATCCTCCGTCTCCACCACCGGGTCCGCGTCCTGCTCCACAATGTCACCACGATCCGCCATCTTATTAACTCCTCAGCAACCCAAAGCCGATGGATGGCATCCATCGCCCCACAAACATCAAACCGACCCCAACGCCCCATCCAACCCCGGTTCACGCCCCCCACCACCCAACAGCGGCACCAAACGCAAAAACTCCCGAAATGTCTGCTGCATCAATTCCCGCGTCTGCGCCTGCTCTGCCGCCGACTTCTCCGCAGCCGCCGCCGCCCGCTCCGCCGGATCCGCCTGACCCTGACCAAACGAATCCGCAATCCCCAAAAACCGCCGCGAAATCTCCAACGCCTCCACCCCAGACCGGCTCGGCTCACTCACCTCGACCTCCGCCTGACCCCCGCCCCCAAGCTCTAAAAACCCGTCCCGAATCGTCTCCCGGCTCTTCTCCCGCTCGGCCGCCCGCACCGACGCAATATCCCGCTCCGCCGCCGCCTGATCCGCCAACCCCTGACCCACCCGCGTCTGAATCCGCCGCACCAAACCATCCGCCTCCCGCTCAATCGCCCGTAGCTCATTCCGCACCGGCGACCCCGTAAACGCAAGCACATCATCCCCCAGCCGCACCCCCGCCTCGGCCTGACGCTGCACCTCCACCACCTGCTCCCGCATCCGCTTCAAAAACGCAAACACCCCGCCCTTCTGCGCCTCACTCACCAACTCAATCTCCGGCACCCGCCCCGCCTCTTCACGAAGCTCCGCCAACCCCGCCTTCGCCTCCCCAAGCTGTGTTTCCAGCTTCAAAACCACCGCCGACTCCACCGCCTCGCCCGCCAGCTTCGCCTTCAACTTTCGTATCCGCTCGAGCGTGGCTTCTTCATCACCAAATTGAGAAGTTGCACCTAAAACCCTCGCGTCAGCCAACTTCCGCGTAGTACTTTGGAAAAATTGTTCTTTCTTAGTTTTCTGCAGCACCGCCAAACGACGTTCCATCTGTTTTAAATCCGAACTTTCGGCCACCTTTGTTGCCGCCACCTCTTTCTTCTTTGCCTCGACCTGCGCTTCGATTGCCAACGTCAACGCCTCCTGAGCAGCCAGCCGAGAAGACAACTCATTCGCCGCAGACAATTCGCGCTCCGCTTTTACCACATCTCGCGCCGCCTCCGCCGCAGTTCTCGCCGCCGATTGCATATCGTCAAAACGACTCGACAACAGCCCTACGCTGACCACCATCAATCTCATTTCCTCGGAAAAACTGCCGCCTTCCTTACGAGAGCGAATAAACGCTGTAGCCACTATCCCTAGCCCGACCGCAAGCCCCGCCGTCAGTGACACCTGCAGCGCTATTGTTGCCACCCGCAATACCCCCGCCGCCGCCGCCTGCGCTAACGTCGCACCCGTCAGCCGTGCCATAGAAATCCGCGATCCCACCGCAGCATTCCGAACCGACCACCACGCGTCAGCCACGTTCACGCCCAGCATCGACTTACTCGCCACATTCACGCCCAGCATCGCCAGCCGCACCCCGCCCAACGCCGCGGATCCTGTCCCTAACACAGTTATGACGGTGCCAATCTCGCTTCCAGACGCCCGCACCCACGACAACAAATCACGTCCGGCCGCCGCGGTGCGCTCAATCACCGGGGCAACATCTCCCCCCAGTTCCTCCCGAAAATCACCCCAATCATTTGTAAGCTGTTTGACCTGACCCGAAGCCGTCTTCGCATCCGCTTCCAGCTGATTTAAACCACGCGACACCAGGCCCCGCACCAACTCCGCTTTCTCCTCTTCACTGGTCGCAGTCCGCAGCGCCGGCACATACCGGTCCAGCATCGAATAATTGCCCTCGAGCGCATTCAGATAAGCCCGCCCCATCATCTCCGCGCCCATACCGGTCGCCCGCGACAGCCCCAGCGTCGCCTTCGTTGCGTCCCGCAGCCCCTCGCCCGTCAATTGCCCAATCGTCGCCAGGTACGCCCCCAGCGCAATCGTCCCCTCGTCCCCCTTCTCCGTCACCTCCTGAAAGCCCGACGCAAAATCCAGAAACCGCCGCAGCGATGCTTCGCTCGAATCTCCCGCATCCGCCATCGCCTGCCGCAGACTCGAAACCGCCCGCTCCTGCTCATCAAACGCCGCCAGATTCCCCCGCACAAAACGCAGCGCCTCCCGCGTCCCGAGCGCCGCCCCCACCGACGCCGCCAGCCCCACCACCGTCCGTTTCACTCGATCAAAACGGGCCTCATACCCATCAAACACCCGCTGCGAGGCATCCCGCGCCCCCAAAATCACCTCAATCCGTTTCCGCGATGATGCCATCTCTTCTTCCCTTCACACCCCGGTATCACTTCCCAAAACGTCTATCCCCCCACCTGCACCAACTGCCCATCCATCTCCACCAACCCCAGCTGCCGCTTCGCCCGCTCCCGTTCGTTCCACACAAACTCACAAGCCACGATGATCGATTCCGTCTGCTCCATGAATCCGCCTGACGTCGGCGGCATCCCCGCCTTCCAATGACTCGCCAGCTTGAGCAACTCAAACACCTCCGCCGGCACCATCGCATACGGGCAACTCACCCCAAATCGGCCTTCGCCTCCACACCCTCCGCACTCAAAGTCATCGCAGCTTCCGACGCCGCGGGCTCGGCCGCTTCCGCCGCACCCGGGACATTCGACAAGCTCGGGCCGTCGCTCTCGTTCGTCGGCCTCGCGGTCGCATCCTCGGCCGCCTCGGCCGCACCCGGTGCAAAAGACGCCATATTCGAGACAAACCCCAACCCGGACGTTTTTTTTTCCGCAAGCGTCAGCCCCGGCTCAACCCGCAGCCTCGCCGCCAGCTCCCCCAAGTCCGACTCATCCACCAGCAAATCAAATTGCTCCAGATCAAACGCCACGCCCACCCCTCCAGGCCCACACTGCCCCCGCCAATCAATCAGCAGCGACTTTACCAGCCCCTCCAACTCATCCAAAACCGCATTGGCCGCCGCCTCGTCACTCGACTCGGTTAACCCCTTCAATTTCTCCAGCACCACCGTTAGCCGCCGCGTGTCCCGCCGCATCGGATGCCGAAACACCAACACCGGCCGCTCCGCTTCCGGCAAACCCATATGACGCCCCAGCACCATCTCAAACCGTGCTTCTCGATCCGCTTCCATCGGCATAACAAAACTCCTCAAACCCCAAAACCTTCGACCTACCCAACACATTGATCCGTCAGCCCAAGCCGCGGCTCTACTCCACGGGCTCTTCGTCGTTCACGGGCTCTTCATCGTCGATATTTTCAATATCGACAACGCCCCAATCCTCCACCGACGCCAACCGCACCTCGAGCGCCTCCCGCTGATCCGCCTTCAGCTTCGCCAGCCGCTCGCGCATCGCCGTCTTCTCAGCATGCGATGCCGATTGCCACAACGCGGCCACCTCCGCCGGCGTCCGCCGATGCCACCCGCCTCGACTCGCACACACCAGCAACCGAATCTGTTTCAAACTCTCCATCACCAACCATCCTTCCGTTTAGCCGTCGATCAAAAACGACGCTGTTTTTCAAAAATCAATTCCGACGTTTACGCCGCCGCGGTTTCGGTCACCACAATCCCGCCGTGCGTCGCCCCGCCATGACACTCAAACTCCACCTCATCCACCCGCTTCTTATCCCGCGCCAAATCCGCCACACTGGTCCGCTGCGCCAGCGGCATCGAAAACGCCACGTTATTCCCCGCCCCGTCGAACACCGTCAGCACGATCGCGTGCGATCCACCCGCCGCCAACAAACCAAACGCGTCGTACTGCGCGACCAGCCGCGCTTCGGGGTCCAGCTTCAGCGTTGGGTTCCCGTCCTCGACCTGATATCGCTGGATCGCCTTCGCGTTCGTCGGGTCCTGCCGCTGCGCCGTCTCCGGCCCCAGGTTGATCTCCCAACCCGACACCTGCGGAAGCTGCGCCGCGTCCTCGGTCAACGTGATCCCCGCCGACCGCATCGCCGACGCCGTCACCGTCGCATCGCTTGGCATCGCCGCATCCACCACGCCGCCCCACACGCCCATAAACTCCCAATCGATATACACCCGCTGCCCGTTCGACTCCGGCGCGATCTTGCACGAACTGCAAGACGCCCCGTAAATCGTTTTCTTGCGGCCACCCTCCCAACCCACCAGCGTCACCGTCTTCTGCGTCGCCAGGTCGATCCATTTGCTGGTCGCTACCTTCGGCGGGCCCGCCGCATACGCAAACCCGCTCGCTTGAAGCAGCGTCATCGTTGCGTCACCAAACCGAAGCTCGGTTCGGAACGTCGCCTTGCCCACCTCCGCCCCCTTGCTCCGCGATCGGCTGCCCCCGTAATTGCTCATCGGCCGGCTCTCGCCCCCGTCAAACAACCCCTCGATCGTCATCTTCAGGTCATAAATCACCGTACCCGGCAACGCCGCTGCAACCGTCTCGGGCGTCCCGCTCGCATCCTCAAGCGCCGCCCCCAACAAACCCAACCGCATCGAAATCGGTGCAAAATTATCTGACATCTCCAACCATCCTTTCCCCCCTTACGGGGGCGTGTGGGCTTCAGCCCGCATGTATTCCAAAATCTAAACCGCTACTCTTCCAGCAACCCAATCCCCGGCCCCACATACGGATCACCCCGGTTCGTGTCGTAACTCACCTCAAAGAAAAACGCCGTCGTAAAATTCGGCACATCTTGCACCGGCTCCAGCAACTGCGCCCCCACCTTCTCCACCTCCACCAACAACGCAGCCCCGCCCGACCCCGCCCCGTCTCCGCCTTCCTTCAGCTGATCATCCACCACCGCCACCCGTTCAAAAAACGCGGCCCACCGCCGATGCGTCGCCGTCGCCTTCTCAACCTGCTTCCGCTTCTGCCAATGCACCAACCACACGTAACGCTGCGTGTTGTTCGTCTGCCCACCGCCGCCCTGACCGCCCGCCTCCGAATCCTCCTCCTCGTCCGCCGACAGCAACGGGCTAAACAACCCCACCGCCGCCTCGCCGTCCTCGTCCGCATCCCACCTCACCGCGGCCGCCGCCGACTGATCCGTCGCGTTCATCCGCTCCGCGGCCACCTCGGCCACCACAAACGCTGGCAACGCCAGATCCATTCGACGCAATAGCTCCCGCTCAATCCGCTCAGCAATACTGACTTTCTCGGCCATCACTCAACTCCAAAAACAACCGCCGAGGGCGGTTCAAATTTCCGGGGGCTAATTACGCAAAGCCGCCCGGCGATGCAGCGCCGCCACCCGCTCGCCCAACCGATCCGCATACAGCCCCGCCGCCGAGCCACCCAGCAGCCGCCTCACCTCCGAATGCTGCGACGCCACCTGCGGCACACTCGGCCCGTAAAGTTCATCCGACTCGTCCAACTCTCGCCGGCCGCCCCGCCGACTAAACCCGCGAAACAACCCCACGTATCCGCTCTTAAACTCAACCGCAAACGCATCCCGAATCTGCTTTCGCTTCCCGCCTCGGTTGATTTTGTAACTCACCCGCGACCGCACCCGACCCCGCGATTTGCCCGCCTTCCAATGCTGCTTCGGCTTAAACCGGCCCAGCGGCATCCGCCCCAGCCCGACCCGTATCGCACCACCCACCGGCAAGCCGTTTCGCCAACTCAGCCGATCCGTAATCGGGCGCCTTCGAAAATTCCGCCGCTGATACAACTTGTTCTGAGCCACCGCGATCTTCTCGGCCACCGCCCGCACAATCCGCACCCGCACCGTCGTCGTCGTCGATCGCGTCGCCTGCCCCACCGCCCGCGCGTATCCATTCTTAACCTCGCGCAGCATCCCGCGAGCCGATCGCTCCTGCGCCTGATCAATCTGAATATCCGCGGCAATCAACGTCATCTAACACCTGCCTTACTTATCCAACCGAAGCACCCAGCTACCCGGACTCGTACGGTCCCGATCAATCGACGCCACCCGGCGATCCACCGTCGCCGCTTCGCTGCCCACCCACGCCCCCGGCACCGTCACGCGGTCGCCCTTATGACTCACACTGATCACATCAGCCTTCGGCACGCTGATCACCAACCCCTGCGTCACCGTCCGCCCCTCATCCGCCGCCCGCAGCCGCATCGCCTCCCCCACGCTCATCGCAAACGTCGAGATCGTCGTATCCGCCCCCGCCCCCGCGTTCCGACCCGGCGCCGGCAAATAGATCACCACGTCCCCCGCCTCTTCGTGGGCCACCTTCGCATCGGCTTCGATCGTCGCGGCAAAGCTCAAGGCCGCCCCTCCCGATCGTCGCGTTTTTCACGTTCGATCATCATCGTCTCGATACGGTTCAGTAAAACCGTGTTGTCCTGCACATCCTTCCGGACAGCTTCAAAGCGTTCGGATGAGCGTTGGTTATTCGACCCCACCATCTGCACCATTTCCGTCTTCGCCTCCGCGATCATTTTCACGGTTTCGGCCCGCATCACTAAAGCATGATCCTGATTGAACCGGCCGCCTTGAGCGCGAAACGCTTTATTCTCAAAGCTCTCTTTGGTTACCCAAACCGCCCAAGGAAGCAGAATCACCACGGCTGCTTTAAAAACCAAATCCACGACTTTTAACACCTGATCTTGAGCCATCAATACAATCTCCGAATCTCAGAAAAAGGGCGACGATCAACCCGCCTCGGTCAACCGCCGCCCCCCATCCCCCGGAACGCCCTACCCACGCGACCCATCTCCTTAGCCTTGCAACTTGACTTGCCCCGACGTCGCCGCCGATTCCTTGGTGGCCCAGGCATATCCCGCCGGTACGTTGCCGCTGGCTGTAGTCGTAAACCGGGCATTCGCCACGTCGAAATAGATCGGCGTCACACCTTGCACCCACGCCTGACCCGCCTCAGCCGTATATTCGTACACGCCCTCGGTTTCGCACGACACGCTATCGCCCTCGGCCGCCGTGTTGTTCGGGATCACGACCCGAGCCGTCCCAAACGCCAGCGGCAAGCCCACCGTGGTCCCGCCGCTCGGGGCCACAATCGTCATCGCCGTACCTTCACTCACAAATCGCTTCGGCATCCTTCAGCCCTTTCAAAAAATCGTGTTCAAAACTCAAAAACCGCAACTAACCACCAACAACCCGTTGGCTTCAACTCACTCCGCGACCGACAAACCCGCCGCCGCGGCCGCGGACTTCGCCGCCGCCATCACCTCGGTTGCCGTCGCTTCACCAATCCCCTTGATCGACGTCAAAGACTCCACCACCCGAAGCTGCCCAAAGGTCAAAACCCCCGCCTCCTTCAACGCCGCCAAGCCAGGAAAATCCTCCGGCAACGCCGACGATTCAAACGCCTCGACCTTCCGCACCGTTTCCGCCTCAGCCTCCAAGCGCAAGCGCTCCGCCTCGGCGTCGGCCTCCTCCTTGGCCTTCCTCGCTTCCAACTCCAAACGCTCGGACTTCGCCGCCGCCGTCTCCGCCTCCGTCTGCCCCGGTAGCGGACCCTCCACCAGAAAACCCCGACGACGCAGCGACACCAAATTCCCCACCGTCAGGCCGGGCCGCGTCGCTTCCATGACCTCATCCACCATCCGCCCCAGCACATCCCCCCGCACCAAAGCCAGCCCAGCAAACGCCAGCGGCTTACACATCACCAACTCAACCTCTTTCGAATTACCCATCACTTGCCTCCATTCGGCGTGCAGACTTCAGCCCGCATGTCATGTCACCTCAAACCCGATCCAACCCCCCGCGGGAGAGACGAGCCCGCCCTAAGGCCGGCCCGCCCCCGAGGGGTAGGTTTCTCTCTCCGCTCCGCTTACGCCCCGTCGTTGCGATACGCCGAACGCCACTCGACCGGAGCCGCACCGCAGAAGTCCCGCAGCTGATACTCGATCGTGTCGTTTCGGATCACACTCGTCCGCGTCAGCGTCGGACGCCCGTAGCCCCGCAGCGTCAGCGACTTCACCGGGCTCTTGCGTTTCTGGCCCAACAGATACCAGGCCGTAGCCGACACGTCGCTCAGCTCCGGATCGCTGATCACCGCGACGTTCTGCGTACCTTCGGGGTTCGGCACGCCGGCGTTGCTCTGCCCCGGCATCGTCGGCGAGCCGTAAAGCACCCGGGCGGCCGACGCCTGCTCTTCGCTCGTCAGCAGGAACGCCGGCGTGATGCGGATGTTCCGGCCCTCAGTCTCGCCCCCGTCCGGCGAGATCGCCTTCTGCTGCCGCATCGCCACCCGGCCCTTGCCCAGCGCCACGATCGCCGCCCGCGACTTCGCCTCGTCCGCGATATCCAGCGGCACCGCGCCGCCATTGTTCAAGTTCGAGTGATCCGAATGGAACATCGCCGTGACGTCTTCTTTCATCACGCGGTTGCCGGTCAGCTCGGCATACACCAGATGGTTCCGCAGCGTCCGAGCCGCCCCCCCGAAGTCCATCAGCGACTCGCTGAAGGCGTTGAGACGATCCTGAATGATCATCTCCAGCGTCAGACCGACCTTCAGGCCGTGCTTATAGACCCGTTTCTTTTCGCTCTTAAACGCGAACGTCACCAGCTCGTATTCGCCCCGCTCCACGATCCGCTTGGGCATCGGCACGCCCCCGCCGGCATACTCCTCCCACTCGTTCAGGTCCGGCAACTCTTCGTTGCGGGCCCACTGTGAATACGTCACCGGCTCCTCTTCGAAACCCTCCACCAGCGTCCGCGTCGCCGACGTGCCGAGGATCCCGACGAAGTCGCTGGTGCTGTGGCCGATCGCCACCCCGCCCAAATGACCCGCCAGCTCGAACTTGTCCATCAACAACCGGCCCACATCCTCGGGCAGCATCGAATCGACGCCCGCCACCCCCAGCATCGCCAAATGCCGGCGGCCGATCTCGACCATCGACAGATGCTCCAACTCGCCCACCCGGCCGTGCGGCTCGGCCACCTCCAGCCCCATCCGCATCGACAGCACATCACCCAAGGCCGACGTCAGCGACTCTCGGCCGTCGTCCCCCACTGTCACCGTTTGACCAATCGCCGGCATCGCGTGCTCCACATAAGCCGCGGCCGCTTGCTGCACCTCGGCCAACGTCGAACCCTTCAGACTGTGCATCGTCGTGAACGCATCGACGGGTAAATCAGCCGCGAACGCCGCGGCCTCCGTCGCAATCCCCTGAATCTCCGAACGCGTCGGCAACGCCGGACCGCCCGCACCCTGAACCGGTGCAGAAGTCGGAGCCACCGGCGGCACGCCGCCCTGACCGCCGCCGCCATCGCTGCCGTCGCCGTTCGCACCGCCCGCGGGTGAAGCCGCGGGGGGCGGGGGCGTGCCGCCGCCTTGACCGCCACCCACCGGGGCCGTCGCCAGACCGTCCGCCTTGGCCTTATCCTCGCCTTTAAGCTCCGACCAGAAAACCGCCGCTTCCTGATCCGTCGCCCCCGACTTCAGACCCTTGCTCTCCAAAAACGCTCGCAACTGTGGATTCATCTCACCATCTCCTTGTGTTTGGGTCGACGAACCGCCGCCGCCCGACGAAATTTCAAAATTTGACCCGCGAGTTTCCATTCGCACGCCCACACCACCCCCGGAAACTCCCGCCCCCCGCTCGCCAACGCGGCCCGCGATGTCCAGCATCGCTAACGTCGCGTCAAAGCTCTGCACCCCGTTGATCAACCCCGCGTCTACCGCTTGCTGCCCCACCAGCATCCGGCCATCCGCCACCGCATCCACCCGCGACCGCTCCAAACCCCGGCCCGCCGCCACCACATCAACAAACAAATCCCGCTTGGTCCCCACCCAGTCCAGCAAGTGTGTCCGCTGCTCGTCCGTCAACGCCGCACCCTGCACCCCGATCCCCTTCAGCGGACCCGACGCGATCACCTCCGCCTTAATCCCCAGTTCCTCGAACATCTTCGAGTAGTCGTACAGCGTTGAATACACCCCGATGTTCGCCAGGTCTGCCGTCGAATTCGAATACACTCGCTCCGCTTGGCTCGCAATCCAAAACGCCGCCGAACACGCACAATCCGAGCAATACGCCCACGTCGGCTTCGCCGACCGCGCCGCCCGCGCCGCCTCGCCCACCGCCGCCGTCCCCGCCACCGTACCGCCCGGTGAATTCACCCGGAGTAAGATCGCCGACACGTTTTCATTCGCCGCCGCGGCCTTCACCGCCGCCTCAATCTCCGACAAAGTCGCCGATTCATCCAGCCCGAAATACCGCCAGATGCTCACCTGATTCGATAACGGCCCCGCCACGTCGATCACCGCCACCCGGCCCACCATCGTCGTCGGATCGATCGGCTCAGCCCGCGCGGACATCGACATAGCCTCTCCGCCAGCCCGCGTCATCAGCCCCGGCACCATCGCCATCAGCTGATCGTAAACATCACGCCGCAGCGCGAACGGCTGCATCAAAAAATGAATCAACCACTCAGGCATCGCTGCTCACCGCCTCCCGCACAATTCCCGCCGCCAACGCATCCGTCTCCCGAAGCGAAGCCGATCGCCCCAGCTGATTCGACGTATGGGCTTCAGCCCGCATGGGCTCGGCTTGCCGCGCCTCTTCATCCGTGTCCGTCCCGTTGTTCTCGTCACCCGCCCCGTCCGGAGCTCGGCTCGAACCCCGCGGCCGCGGCTCGCTCGCGTCGGTCTTTACGCCCTGATTTTCCGGCAACTCAAACCCGTTCTTATCCGCCTCAACGATCTCATCCCCGATCTCGCTGAACACTTCACCCACCGTCGTCCGACGCCGTGCCAGAATCCGCTCGCGGCTGTTCCATCGATAATCGATAGCAATTTTGTTCGCTGCCGCATCTTTCGCTTTATCCAACGGCTCTTCCTCGGGCCGCTGCCAATCCGTCGCGTACAGATACCGACGCAGCCGCGCATCACGCATCAACTCCCGGGCCTCCGCCACCGCCTCATCGCTCAAGACGCCCGGCGTCAAAATCGCCAGCCGCACAAAACTCCGATGAATCCCCCGCAGCGCTTGAGCCACCAGCAAATCCTGCAAAGGCCGATTCACTTTCCCGTCTTCGATCATGCCCCGGTTCTCGGCCGTGTAACTCGCCGTAAACTCCCGCGCCACCGCACTCCGCGATCGATCCGCCCCCGCCGCGATATGGGCCTCTTTCCGCTTCACGTACATATCAAACTGAGCCCCCGGCCGCATCGGGTTCATCAGCTCCAACCTCGTCCCGGCCGGGTTGTTCAAAATCGTTCCCGATTGCATCTGACGCACCGGCCGACCCGCACCATCCGTCACCTCTTCACGCCCCGTATTGCCCGCCCCCAGCCCCAGCTTCGACCCGGTCAACCCGCCGGACTTCGAACCCTTATCGCGGATTAGCTGGTACGCCACGCAAGCCTCCAGCCGCTTGCTCCGCGCTTCAGATTTCAGATACCCCTGAAGCTCCCGATCGTCCAGCAGCACCGCCGACAGTTGCGACGGAGCCAACGCCTGACGCACCCGGCTCGGCCGCATGAAATGCCGCACCCGCCACGCCTCTACCCGCGTCGGCTGCGATGCCGGATCCTCCAGAGGATGCGCCCCCAGATAAAACCAATACGCCACCGACCGGCCGAACTCATCGACCTCGATACCGTTCTTGATTTCATTTTTGCCCGTGGCCGTAAACCAGATATCCGAGGCCAGCTGCTCGACCTCCAGCCGCTGCAACATCAACGGCACCATCCCCTCCACTCGCCGCGGGCTAAAGCTCTCCACCAAGAAACCGTTACCCACCTGAACGAACTCTTCGACGATCAAACCGATCTGCTCGAACAGCGGCAGCATCCCCGCCAAGTCGCACAAACCCGGGTCCATCGACCACTCGTCCCAGAGAAAATTGATTTCTCCATTTAGATGCTTCAGCTTGCCCTCACGACGCGGCTTCCGAGGATCCCGCGCACAAAGCCTCGGCAGCGGACAACCCAAATCCCGCCGGTAGCTACTACAAATCCCCCGGATCGCCCACGAATCACGATGGCCCTGCCGCGACCGAGCGTTAATCGTGCTCAGCTCCGGCAAAATCTCTTGATCCCCGCTCAACGTGTCAGCGATCCAATCCGCGGTCATGCGGTTCATCTCCGCCGCCTCAAACGCCGCCATGCACAAATCCGCCCGCGCCCCCAGCCGACTCCCCAGCCACTTCGGACTGATCGCCCCCGCCACCGAATCCAACGCCCGCGTCATCAGACCCGGCGACGATAACGCCGCCATCTGCTCACGCATCGCCAGCTCGGCCACCTCACGCATCTCACGCGAAGCCCCACCGCTCGCCAAGGGATGTTCGGGTGATCGACTCATTCGACCCTCCCCATCCCCATGACTTCGAATCCGTAACCGTCATCCGCTTCGGCCACCAGCTCCGCCTCGAGCGCATCGATATACGAATTCAGCTGCCCCAGCGAATGTTTCGTGTACGTCTCGCCGTTCGTCGTGGTGTATGACGCCAAACCCGACACCGCGATCTTGTGTCGCGCTGTCTTAGCTTCTGCCAACCGCTCAGATGTCGTTTGTTCAGGCACGCCGCGACCGCAGAACGCGGACGGCATCAA